CTCTAGTAGTTTGCCCGTTAAAGCCGTCTAAATAGTCGCCTAAATCTAGTATATATAGCGTGTCGCTGTTTTGTTTTTCTAGCGTGTACGTTACCATTTCCGTAAGGCGGTCGAATAGTATTGTTTCGGTCCATTCTACGCCGTACATATTGCGTCCTTTGTCGCTTGCATCCATTCCTATATGAACGTCGGTAAAAACTAGCTTGTCGAATAGCCCGCTAAAGCTTCGTTTTTTTCTAGGTTCTATTTCTAGCTTTGGGGCGTTTTCAATTAGCGCTTTAAAGTCGATATTTTTAATGTCAAAGTCGCTACCAAAAGACGGGTTTTTAAAGAAAAGGCTGGCGTCGTTTGTTTTGAGCCAGCCATGCTTTACGTCTTTTTCGTCTAGTCCTAGTTCGTTGGACTTATTTTTAATAGCCCTATACTGCGCTACTATGTCGAATTCTTCGCGCGTAATGCGCGGCCTAAATTTACTCATAACGGAATTTTTGAGAATTTCAGCAACCAGTTAGTAATAAAACCAGCACCGAAACCTATAATAAACAGCCACAAGTTAGGCTTTTTTTTGTTATTACGTTCTTTTTTCCATTTTACAACCTCTACTTTTTCAATCATTTTAAGCGTGTCGCGTTTTAGTTTGTATTCTATTCGTGTTTGAAACCGCGTTTTAGGCACAAAAGAACGCTTGTAACGCACTATTGTATCTTTTTGGACTATTACCCTTTCCCACGCAATAGTATCGCTTAAAACGTAAGGAATGCTATCTATTGAACTTATTGTAATAGTGTCGGAAATTTCGTCGCACTTGTAACCTTTTTTAATTGCTTTACGTAGGTGGTAATTAGCAGAGCATGAAGCTAGCAAAAACACGGAAATAAGGGCATAGGCTGAAAACTTTTTCATTTTGTAAGGCTATAAACTTAAATTCTTAAGCATTTCAATCATTCTAGGACATGGGTAAATGTCGCTTTTGTCTTTACGTACCGAATTATGGGTGTAAATTCCCTTCGTGTTTTTAAATGCTTCTACGTCTAGGCCGAAAATTTCGGGGCGGTATTCCTTTGGTATGTCGTAAGTTTCACAAAGATACAATAGTAATTGTCGAGTGCTTTCAATTTGTTGGTCGGTGTATTTATACCAATGTTTAAACCCTTTGTATGGTTCTTCTAAAGTCGTTACCATAGACGCGGGTACTTTCGCACCTACATACGTGTAGAAATTACCGCCTTTTTCAGTCAGGTAACCCCAGTTACAAACCTCTATACCTACGCTAGTTTTGTTTAGGTTGGTGTAGGGTTGTTTCATGGCCTTAAATTCTTTTTGGTCAATGCCTAAATGCCACGCCCAATGTTTAGACGAAAAGCATTGTACTATCGTGCCGTCCGAACCTACTACAAAAGCCGTAGCTACGCGGTCGCTTGTCCCGTTCCAGTACCTACTAACAGCCTCTGCGTTGCCACTACCCGCCGTGTGGTGTAAATAAATCTGTGTTTTAACGCTTTCTTCTTGGAAATACTGGCTTTCTTTAAGGCGTACTTGCTTAATCTTTGAAATGTCTAATTGCATAACGTGGTTTTAATAGTACGAAAGTCCAGTTTTTTACGGACTTTATTTTAATTCTTCTAGTTGCTCTTTGCTACGTTTAACAAAGGCTATAAACTTGTCCCAAACATTAACACCCGTTACACTATGGTAGCTTTCGTTAATGCTTTTTACTTCGGTTACTACGCAAAAGAAAGTAAACATTTTTGTTAACACTAGGTCTACTGAAATAAAATGCCCTAGAATGTCTGCGACTACGTATTTTTCTAGTAAGAAAATAAACACAATAGCCCCCGAATAAAGAAGGCTTTTGCTAATTGTATGGCTCAAACGGCGTGAACGTATAGACGACCAACCCGACTTTTTAACACTTCGCCAAATGCCAAAACACGTATCTAAAATAATAGCTAGAACGGCAATAAAAACAAGCGGTTTAACGGGTGCTAAAACAGACAACAAGGCAAAGGCTAAAATTTGGGCTTTTGTAGTCATTAAAAAACCATTATAGCGTTGTTGTACCCGTTGTCGTTGTAACGTTGCCCACAACGTCCGTAACACGTACCCACGCAGTCGCACGCGTCAATCTGTGGGCGCAAGTCCGTGTCGCGGTTTTCTTTGCTAGTGAATAACGGAAATAAATTCTTGTTAGCTAGTAACCATTTCGACAAACGAGCCTCGAAGAAACTAGCTTTTTGTGCGTAGTGCTCCATAGAAAAGGCTACTTCGGCACGGCTTACACTACTAGAAAAGTCGCCGAACTGCGTTTGCAAACCTTTGTTTTTAAGTTGGTACGAAAGCCCAAAAACGGCATCTTCTGCCGAACGCCAAGCTACGACTGGCTGAATAAAAGCTACTAGTTCTTCTTCGTCGTTTGTTAACGTTTGGTCGTTATAAGCGGCTAGTAGGTAGTTGTAAAACACCGAACCAAGAATAGGCTGAACGCGTAAGTCCGACTGCGTTTTAATGTATGGCGTTACGTCTGTTACATCTACGTTTGCCGTAATAGGCGTGTTCGTCTTTAGGTAGTTTTCTGTTATAAAGTAAATCATAGCGCTGGGGTTTGTACGGGTACGACGTCGCCACCTTCTACTGGTGGTAAGCTTGCAAGCGCTCGCACTTCGTTAGTAGTCATTGTATTTAATACTTTAGTAGCTACCAACGGCGACATAGCGTTAAGCGCGTCTTGGGTTTTACTTGCGTCGCCTTCTACTTCTACAATAGTTTCGTTTATAATCTGGAAATTCTTAACACTAAACGTAGCCGCAAGCCTAGAAATGTTCATTAACTCCTGGAAAATTTCCGTTACTTGTTCGCGCAAAGGAATAACAACGTTCTTTTCAAAAATGATATAGGCTTGTTTAATGTCCGAACCATTACCCAAAGAACCGCTAGTGCGAACGCCTAGTAAGATAGGGTCAATAGTATGAGCAAAACAAATTTGTTCCGTGTTTAACCCGCTAGCTTCTTGAAAAAGTTTATCGTTTTGGTTGGTTGGTATACTTTCAATTTTCGGTAGTTGGTCTTGGCTATTCGCAAAGAACGCCACGCCCTTACCCGCGTTTGCCGCGCCTTTCATGCGGTCGATAGTGTCGCGTAGTACTTTCTTTTCTTCTTCGCTTTGTGGGCGTTTAGGGAAAAGCATAGCAAAAGACGGGAAAATAGAGTTTTGAATGTTCGACTTTGCAAAGTATGAAAGTTCGCCCGACAAGAAAGCAAAGTTTAAAGCGCTAGAATACTGCGGTAACGGGTAATAATCTTGACCAATAGACGGCAATTCGTAAGCCCAAAGCTGGCATTTGTCCGTGTTTAGTGGGTGGTATGGTGTTACGGGTTCTACGTCTATTCGACTAGCCCAGTCGTCGCACAAATAGTAACAATTTTTTTTGTTGTTAATACGTACCTTTTCGGGGCTTACGTTTTCAATGCTTTTTACTTTTCCTTTGTCGTCAAAATACAACTTAAAGTAAACGCGGTGATGCATTACTAGCTGTTTCGTAACGGCTTTAACCGACTTCGCTAGTTTCATTTTCTTTTCCCACGTGTACAACGCTAGTTTTTCTTCGGGTGTAAGCTTGTCCGTTTTAATTTCGTAGCCCGCGCCTATTGTAGCGTTAACCTTAAAGTCAATAATAGCCCCATGTAAAGGCGACATATAGTAAAGTTGGTTTAACGTTTCTGGAAAAAGGTTATCTTGTCCAAAAGGAATATAGCCCGCCACTTGGTAGCGTCCGTTTACGTAAGGTAACGTAAGGTTACCACCGCCTATTTTACCGAAAGGCGTACTAAAGGACTGGTAGCCCTCTATTACTTCGGTTTTTGTTTGTTTAAATCTATCGAAAAAGCCCATTTTTCTAGTCGTATATTGAAGAAACAGCAACGCCAGCTACTACCATGCGGCCTTCTTCTATTAAATTAAAGTCGTTTATATTCGTGTTTTCGTCTATTACTATCGGTGTAGCGCTTTCGTATACACTATAAGTATATTGGCCTTTGATTAGCGTAACGTCCACGCCTTCTTCTAGCGTGAATAAGTTGTAACGCTGTGGCCAGTTGCTGGTATCTGTGCCAACCCATAAAATAGGCTCTACGGCGGTGTTATATTCGCCCTCAAAAACGAATAAATAGTAAGGGTTTACTAACGTCGTTACCTCGCTTAACGTAAGCGCAAACGTGTTAATTTCCCCTTTGTCTATGTAAATCATAACTATATTAAAGTTCAAAAGCTTAACGTTCAAAAACACAAAACCCCCTATAAAGGGGGCTAGTGTATTCCGAAATAAAAGGGCTAATTAAACTAGACCAGCAATGATGCTAGGGTCTACTTCGTAAGCCAAGTTTTCGTTTTCAGCAACCAAAGTAAGTGAATACTTCGAGCCGTCCGCGCGTGTAGTGCCAGAACCTTCGCCGTAAGCGCTAACTTGCAAGTAAGGGAAATACCAATACTTTCCGTTTGCGTCGCCTACTACTGCCGTTAAGTATTGTTGGCCAGCGCCTAATACTTTGATAGCGCGGCTTTTCTCTTGATCGCGTCGGTGAAACATTAAGTTAATAGTTTGAGTAACGTAGCTAGAACCATTGATTAAGTCGATAGTTCCCTCTTCGGTAAAGTTACCCGTGTTACGTTTGAACTCTAGCGGCACGAAAGGCGCGGAATGGGTAATAGCTGTTACTTCCCAGTTAGTGCCCGTTTCGTTTGTAGTAATTCCCGTAATGTTGTCTTGTTGGTTAATTAACAAGGTATAGATACCGCCCGAGTTCCCAAGGCAGTCCTTCAAAATTTCTTCTAATGTAGCGCAAGCCATATTTTCTAGTTTTTATTTGTTAAAAAAAAGGGCGGCGTTTTATGGCCGCCCCGTATTGTTTTTAGATTGTGTTACAATTAAGCAGCGAAGCAGTCGTTGTAAACTACAATTTGTGAAGGGTTCGTGTAGTGGAAACCAGCTTTAAGGTTTGCACGTGTACGAATGTAAGGCTCTGCAACGCTATCCGAAAGGTTAACCGCTTTCAACGCTTTAGAGTCGCCTTCAGCATCAAATGCATAGATAAGATCTGTTTTCAAAGCGAGTACCATAGTGCTAGTAGGCATACCTTCAGCAAGTACAATTTTAATACCCAAGAAAGTAGGCGCTAGAGGTGCAGTAACGTATGTTAAAGTGTTACCAGAAGCCGCTGCAATTTGGTAGTTAACGAATACGTCGCTAGAAACGAACAAACGAAGGTCAGCGCGTTTGGCTTGTACAGCCGCTGGTGAAGCTTGGAGTACGCTAGTCATGCGAGCCAATACGTTAGTAGAGGTAATAGCGTCTGTATAAAGGCCGTTTACTGCTACGTCTGCACATAGTTTTTTCAAGTACCCGTCGCACAAAGACAAAACTGGGTCTGTGCTAGTGGTGTCGCCTTGCCAACGGATTAACTCTAGGTCGTTACCGATACGGCCAGCCATTTCATTCCAGTAGTAAGACATAAAAGAAGCTACTGAAAAGTCGCCGTTTGAACCTTGCGACATTTGTAAAGCCAAGAAAGATTGTTCGAGGTCAAATTGACAAATTTGGCTCATAGCTGAAAGCGCACAAACGTCAATGTCAACAGCGTCGAGGTTGTCAGTAGGTGCAGTAAAGTTGCAATTTGAGGCTGCAAGCAAGTTACCGAAAGTAACGTTAGCTAATTTAGTCGCCGACTTAATGCCCGGCAAAGTACGATAGTTGTCGGCGATATCTTCAGTCAAATATGCTTTGCTGTAGAATTCGTCTGGGTTAGGACATAACAACGCGTTTGTGTCTACGTCCAAGTCAAATTTAAGGTTTCTAATCATTTGTTTTGGTTTTTATTTGTTTTTAAATTGTTACTTGTTTGATGCGCGAAAGGCTTTAAACTTGTCGAATACGCTAGACATTTTAGTTTCTTTAGCCATTTCAATTTCTTCTTCTTCTTTAGCTATGCCCATTTCTTCAATTTGATTTTTCAAGTCGGCAACCATAGCAATAACGGCGTTAACTTGTTCTTCGAGAATAGGCAAAATGATAGCTTTGATTGCTTCGGCGTCTGTCGCTGGGTCTACTGCCATTTCAGTAGCTACTTCTTCTACTACTTCTTCTTCTTCGGTTACAGCCGTGTCTTCGCAAGCTACTTCTTCGGTAGTAGTTTCTTCTACTACGTCTTCGCATTTTGTTTCAGTTGCCATTTCTTCGGCTACTGGTGCGTCTTTAATTTCTACTACTTGGCCGTCTTTAACCACGTAGATTTTACCTTCAATAAGGTGTTCTCCGTCTGGGAAATTCATATTATTTTGTTTTAAGTGTTTACTTAATTTCATTCCCAAAAAGCCCTCAATAGAAAAACCAACTTGTTCGTTTTTCACTAGTTCGTTATAATACTCTTTGTCGGTTACTTGGGCGGTAAGCATTAACGTACCTTTAGGCACTTCGATACCATACGTGGTATATGCTTTGTCTTGGGTTGGGTTTTCGACTATCCACGCTTCAAGAATGTAAGCGGGAACGCCTTTGTTTTGGTCATGCTCTAAATTAAAAACGTTTCGGTTTTGTAAATCTTGCATGAACTTAACGTGTATTTGCTCTATTGTTTGTTCGTCAAATTGCACGTAGTATTCGCCCGCTTCGTCGTCGCGTCTATAAATTTCCATCGGGATCATGGCGGGGGCGGTTACCCTATACTTTAATTCGTCTGCAAAAAAGTGTTTTGCTACGTTTGAAAACGCTAGCCCCTTGACTTTTATAGCTGGGTTTGACGTAAAAGCAATTTGTTCTATGCCTAAATTTTCGCCGTCGCTATACTCTGGGTCTATTGTAATTTTGTAAACGGGTAAGTCGTTAACCATAACCATATTAAAAAAGCCTTATATTTGTTCAAAAATTATATACTATGGTTACTATTTTAAACAAAGAAATCCCTAACGAATTAAACGAGTTGACTATTCAGCAGTTCGAAGACATTACAGAAATTCACGCCAACGAAAAGCTAGACCACGTAGAAAAACACCTAGAGGTTTTTAAGTACATGGGCGTACCCGAAGAAATTGAAGACGTGGACTTTGAAACTTTCAAAGATTACATTAAGGAATTTAATACGGCTAAAGCGCCCGAAGGTATTTTGTTAAAGCGCTTTGAGTGCGACGGCTACACCTACCAAGCCTACGACGACGAATGGAAATTAAGCGCTAAAGAAACGAAGCTAATTGAAAAAATACTAAACAACAAACACAAAGGTTACATTTCCGAAGTGCTAGCGGTGTTGTTCAAACGTACAGACCTAACAAAAAACGAACACTACACAGACGCGCATATTAAATACAAGTCAAAAATAATTCGTGAAATGACCGCCGACGTGGCCGTTCCTTATTTAGTAGCGGTTGCCGAAACAATTAACAAACAAGTTCAATCTTTAAATGAAGCTACCGAATAGTTGGCACGACGTAAAGCTATACCAGTTTAAAGAACTACGCGCACTTAAAGAAACAAGCGGGTTCTTTAACATTCAGCTCGAAACGTTGGCTATTTTAGCGGACGTAAGTACGGACGAACTAGAAGACCTAGAAATAGAAGAAATAGGCGAGTTATTTAAGTCGGTTAAATGGGTGCTTAATGAGCCTAAAAAGGGGCTGTTTAACGAACTATTAATAGACGGACATACTTACACCTTATTGCCGTTTAAAAAACTTACGCTAGACGAATTTATAGACCTCGAATACTTCCTACAAAACGACTATTTAATACATATTTCGCATATTGTTTCCGTGTTTTGGCGGCGTACCGAACTAGACAAATGGGGAAACGTGCACTTTGAGCCGTATATTTTCAGCCCTTTCGAACGCCACGAAGAATTCGACGACGTAGAAATAACAAAAGTTTACGGAATAATTCCCGAATACTTAAAATATAGGGAAAATTTTATGCGCAAATACGAAGCTTTGTTTAATTCGGACGACGTAGACGAAGACGAAAAGCTAGACCCTAAAGAATTCGACAGCATAGAAGAATACAAAGACGAACTGAAAGCCCAAGAAGAAAGCAAAAAGGCTAAAAAGTGGGGATGGGAAAGTTTAATTTACGACCTATGCGAAGGCGACTTTACAAAAATAAAGGCAGTCGGAGAACTTCCCTTAATTCTAGTTTTTAATATGTTAGCTATGCGTAAAGAAATGGGTTACCTAGAAACCCCTAAAGGTTAAAGCCGCGTTAAAGTCTCCGCCTAGTGGCTCGAACGTGTAAATAATGCTTTTCTTTTCGCCTAGAATTTTAGCCACTTGTAAGATAGGGTAGCGTTTTGCCATCCATTCCGTATATTGGCTGTAAATTTCGGCGGTTGTGCCGTCTGCGTTCAAACGTTCTGTAAGCTTTGCGCAAAGGTCAAACGGCGCCATATTTATAGTTCCGTTATTTAGAAACCCGAAATAGTACATGGCTATAATTTGTATTTCTAGTTCGCCTAGCGCTGGTATCTTTGCGTTAATACGGACACTATCGTAAAGTTCGCCCGTATCTATTAACGCTTCTTCGGCAATTATTTTACGCAAGGTTCTAGCTACCTTATTACGTGTTTTGTAAAGTACGTTGAAAACCCCGTTGTTTGCGTATCTAGCCATTTACTCGCCTTTAAGTGCTTTTAATTCATTGTACATAGCAAGTAACTCCGCCTCTTTTTGGGCTATGAGTTCTTCTTGTGTTGGTTCGTCTACTTCAATAAAACGAACTTTAATAAGTCCGTTATCGTCATAAATTTCTTCTCTAATTTGTGGCATAATTAAGACAAATAAATTCCTAACAAAGGTACTGTTGAGTTTGTGCGGTTATTAATAACAAATGTTGTAGGAGCTGAACCAAATATTGATGTATTAATATAAGCAACAGTTGGCGTAGCTGAAAGTGTTGAAGACATTGTTAAAGGTAATAATGCTAACGCTTGTATGCCACTTAATGTAGTTGTGCCGCTGGATTGAACACAAAGCCAGTATGTCGTTCCAGCTGTAAATGTTTGTGCAGTTGTGGCAGTTTTGATACCAGTTGTTGAGCAGTCAAGGTCAGCACTTTCATAAATCTTTGTAGTTGGTGCACCATTTACTGAACTATATATTAAAACTCGACAATTTACCCCAGCCCCAGATACAGTAACATTTATTTTTAAACTTACAGAAGTAATTGTTTTATTTGGGATGAATGGGTACGCGTACATTTGATTGGCTGCCATAATTACAGTTGATGTTCCAGCTGCATTTAATTGCGCTGAAATGCCCTGCGATGTTAAATCAAAATATCCGTTTACGTTGTGAACTCCTTGCAATCCACCAGATATAGTCAAATCCCCACTACCTAAAACAGAACTACCATTGATTGTTTTAATGTTCGTACCGCTAACTAGAGTAGGCTGAACAGCTATATTTCCACTACCTAGAACCGAAGTGGAGTTTATGGTTTTAATGTTTACACCACTTGAAAGCGCGTCTTGTTTGTTGTTAAATGCGTTCCAGTCGCCCGTGCTTAAATATCCGTCCGTTGCCGCACCCGATTGACTTATTGAAATGTCAGGTGTAGCCCCACCCGTTGAAACAATAGGAGACGTAGCGGTAACGTCTGTAACTCCGCTAGAAATGATTAAATCGCCACTACCTAAAACGGAATTGCCGTTTATAGTTTTGATGTTAGTACCACTAACAAGATCGTCTTGTTTAGCGTCTAAAGCGGTTTGTAAATCCGTTTGACTTGAAAGCGTGCCCGTAATAGAACCCCATGCTGTGCCACTTCCCGAAGCCGCGTCTATAATTTCTTGACCCGTAATACTTTTAGATACGTAGCCAGTTCCAGTAAACTCGGCTATTTCTAGCAAGTCGTCTGCGCCTAAATTAGCGCCTTTAGCTGGTAGTTGGCTTATCTTTATTTTTTGGCTCATAACTATATTAAATTTAGTTACCTACTTGTTTTAGTGGCACGGCGCAGTCCGTCCAGTTGTT